TAATGGTATTACCTTTGGTAATGGTATTACCTTTGCGGTAATGGTAATTACCGCTAATTCCAAGGCCCATTCCAGATCAGACTATATTTTGTGGTTTTACCATTTCCTTGAATTCCAAGGCCCATGGCCTTTTTAACTGGCCAGCAACAGAATGATCACGGCCAACTCTGCGACTATCAGGGAGTGGTACACAGTCCACAGTATGGGATATGTTTGTTTCTTTATACGAGCCATGTAACCAATGCGTATCTCACACCCTCTATAACTGGTTTGACTTGATGACCAAAACATAAGTTTGATGGAAACACCACTCCGTCACCTGCACAGAGATAACGAAACTTGTGTTTGTCGTTCCAAAAGGACAACTCACCTCCTGTGTATTCGTGATTAAGCATAATGCTCAATGACAGTATACGTGGACCTCCCCCGTAGTGATCTATGTGTTCTTCAAACTTGTGTCCTTTTTGATATCTAATGATCTGCAATCCTGTGTGTGCAGTTGCACCATGGAAGTAAGGATATGTTTCTATGATGTGTCGTATGGCCTGTTCAACCCTGTCCACGCAAACACCTCTGTGCTCGTTCATCATGGTGAGATGACAGGTCCTATGTTTAGTGATAACGTTGTCAGTGTTTGATACTGCAGATTTGGCAGTTTCCCAACCATCCCATGCACCATCGGCATCAGGTTGTTGTTCTGCCCAATCTATAATTCTTTCGCAGGTTTCTGGAGACAATAGATTTTGATAGACCTGCACGTAATCGCGTAGGTCTGTGCTCTCTGCTAACACAGAGGGCATTAGTTTTTCTCTAGTCTATCTAATTGCTCGTACAGAGAATACATTCTTTCTCTGAAAACATCTCCAACTTTGTCACCGGGAGGTAGTTTAAATTTAGGATCACCACGCATCTCTTGTATCTCTTCTCTGATTGAATTGGCATCTTTCCTCACTCCAATTGTGGTGTTTTGTATAGGATTTGGCATCCTGCCTTGTTCCATTAATTGTTCTAAGTACATTATACCTTCAGCAGAATCTACTAGTGGTACGTTCAACACTCTTTCTGGTAGTGTGTTTGCAAACTTCTTGACAGCGTCTAATCTGCCTTGATAGTTGTCACCCCATTGACTTCTCAATGCTGTTTCTTCTTTGCTTAGATCTGTTCTAGGAGCATCTTGCATTTGATCTGTTACTTTTGCAAGTTGATCACTGTATAAAGCAAGTGCTGTTTTAACCTGTGACTGTGAGAAATTTGCTTTCTTGAATACGTCTGTTACTTCAGACACTAGATCTTCTGGAAATTCAGATAATCCAACATCTTTTGTAATAGAGAAATCATAATCTTTAGGCACATGGTTGGTCATTTTCTTTTCCAACTCACCATATGATTTTGCAAGATCCTCGGCAGTTTTAAATTTTTCTGGTAACCATCCTGGTCTTTTTTCTTCTTGTGCTACGTCTGATGCTTTTGCAATTGACGTGTCTGCAGTAGGTTGTTCCTGTGCATTTTCTAACAATCCTTCGTTGTTATTGTCTACAGGAGCCTGTTGTTGTGTTTCTTCTGGCATTATATTGTATCCTTATTGTTTTCGACAGCACTACGTTGACGACACATATTCGTAATCCTACGCAACAACTGTTGTTGTCCTATTTGTAAAACACATGAATATGGATTTGGTGCATCAGCACTAACACGAGTTTGATTGATTATTCGTTCTAAATCTTTGAGTACCAACTCACCGTTTGGTGTTTCAAAAACCTGACGATATGCTAACTGTAATTGTGTTAAAGATTTGCTCATAGTTTCTGTACTGTTTTTTTACGTTCATTGTATTTATTCGTTTGTAACTATGCACTAGGTGTTTGCGGTTCTTCTGGCTGTTCTGCCATTGCTTGTTGAGCCATGGCCATCATTGCTTGTTGTTGTGCTTGTTGTTGTTGCTGTTGTTTTATTTGCTCAACTTCTCTCAATGATCTAACTGCTTCTGGAGATAGGTCTCCGTCTCTGATAATTTTTCTAGCAAGTTTCTGTGTGTCAACGTTGATTGTTGCTTCTGGACCTAACTGTGATACAACTTGTAACAGTTGTAGATCTCTGTTGATCTCTGACATAGCAATACCTTTTTTAACTGCAGAGTTAACTATCAATTCAAATTGTGTACCATCTATTATAAACTCTTGTATTTCACCTCTCATCTGTAATCTTCTGATCAAATTACCTACAACTTGTCTCAAAAATTCTTGTTCTAATCTCAAACCCGCAGGACCTATACGTCTGTAAAATTCGCTTTGACGTATCTGTACTTCTGTGGCTGTTTGGTATTTTGATTCTTGTGGTGGTAATATAGCATCGTTGAACAACATTTTTCTAATTTGTGCTCTGTGATCTGCTATCGTTGCCTCTGTTACGTTTAATGATCCTGGAAAAGGAACTGGTTGCAGAGGTGAATCAGTTGTGATAACATCACCTGGTTTTAGTTTCATATTTTGGAAATTTACTGCTGTGTCTGATGACACCTGCCACGCACCTAATGATAGGAAACTTGCCGCTGACATAAACAATTCTTGTGCTTGATTGCAAACACGTATATGGGGAAGGGCCATCCGTATCGGACTTTCTCCTAGGATATCTCCTACTGTTTTGTTGAAACGAAATACTGTAAACATTGGTACAGGCATCTTTTTGCTTTCCATTATCTCACCGTCTTTGCCTACTTGTACTGTGTATGTGTAGTCTTCTTCCATTGGTAATCTAAAACAACTTTCTAAAACTTTGTGTTTTTTAAATGGATCTTCTGTACAAAGTTTACATAAATCTACACCTAATTTTTCTGGTCCATATGTTTCTAAAAGATATTGTCCTGTTAAAGAATGTTCTCTGAATACTGTGTCTATTTCTGCTTTAGCATTATCTAAAAAATATAATTGATATGATGGTATTGCTGTAAAGTTGATTTTTTTATCTTCATACGTTGCTATACATCCATATCCTGCAATAACGCAATCTGTAAGTGCTTCTGAAGCCGCTACATAAAAGTTTGAATCTTTGATTGTTTTGAATACTGTTCTGTTTGCTACATCTATGGCCATTTTAACATCTGATGCAACTGATTCTTTTATATCTTCACGCACAGAAATAGTTGCCCATTGACTGTTTTGTGGAATTAAAAGATTTAAAATTGTTGAAACTAAATTTTGTACTGAATCTGGTGCAGTAGAATCAAATATTTTTGTTCTATCTGTTTTGTCGTTGTCGGCTCTGTAGATATCTCTGTTTGGACGAGTGTATTTGTATGCTTCTGATACCTCGTCTTCGTGCAGTTGTCTAGCAGTTTTAGCCAATTTGAAGGCTTTTGCTATGTAATCTTTCATACTGTTAGTTGCCGATTTGAGTAAGATCTGTTCCTATAGGAGAAATTGTGTTTGCTCCTGTACCCATGTCAGTAGTACCAAATAAACCTCCAGCAACATCTCTTCTTGTTATCAGGCTTGCTCTACCTCTTCTTCTTCTGTTACGTCTAATTTGTGCTCTTCTGGCATTTTTTCTTTCGTCTTCTAACTGTCCAGCCGCTCTTGAATCAGCGTCTGCTTGTAGTTGTCTTTGTGTTTCTAGTTGTTGTCTAGCCATGTCGTCTGCACTAGGCATCGCTGGCATTTTTGGCATTATACACATATTAATATCCTCCTCCAAGTAATCTCATAACACTTTGAGCCACTTGTCTTTGTGCTTGTAATAAACTTCTTCTTCCACCTAATACTTTTTCTTGATCAACAATACCCAATGGAGTTTTGCTTGATACTAGAACACCTCTACCTCTGCCTGCCGCACTCGCTGATCTACCTGTTCTTCTTCTTGTCGTTGTTGCTGGTGCAACTGGACTCGGGGCAGGTGCTGGTGCTGGTGGTGGTGGAGGAGGTGGAGCGGGAGGGGGTGATGGTCTAATGCACATCTCCGCTACCGGTCCGTTGTACTCTGATGAAATTTGTTCTAGGACGTTCCAATCTTTGTCCCAAACGATTTTTGAATATATTTTCATTTACCTTTGTCTCCTAAATTTCTTTTGCGTGTGTAACGCTTTTGCGTGTACGTGTGTTATATACACAAAAGAAATAAATAATCTTGTTAGTCACAATTATTTACCTGGAATCGGTGTTTAATTAATTTTAAAACTACTTCCAGCGTTGTTGAGTGGGTTATAAACTTTAGCCACTTTGGAAACATCTACGGCTATATTTGGAAGATAGTTAATTGCTTCAGCAGTTGCATCAATACAGTCATCACTTACTCTCGGTCTTGGAAATGCTTGTAGTTCATCAAAAAACGGTGTGTCCTTTACTCTGTTGTGTACAAATAATCTACCCACTTTAATTACAGGTTCAAGTGTTTGTGCAATAAAGACACGTTTATTTGAAGTTCTAAATTTTGGTATTATGTTTACCATTACTTTCATTTGCCTTGCTACCCTACGCAATTCAGAAGCCAAAGTTGCAGAAAAGTTTTCTTCCACAATCACGTGTCCAAGTTTATGATAAGCACAAGTTAAAATAATTTCTCTACATTGTTGGGTAAAATCTTTTTCTTTTTCATCTACCGCTGACAAAACTTTTATATCATGTACGTATGTGTTACCTTCATCATCTCTGGCACAGATTGACAGCACAGAATTATCTCTTCCCTCCAAGCCGCTCGCAACGTCCCAACTGCCTACGACACGAGTGATATTATTTTTTCCTAACTTACAAGCAGTAATGTAATTTCCAAATGGTTGTGCAATATTGCTCCATTCAAATTCGTCACTGTAATATTTTATTTTTTCTAATTCTACTAATGGTTGATATGTAGATTGTGGTATCAACATATATTGTGAATTGAAATCACCTTCAGTAGTTTCTAATCTTTGTTGTTCTAACCATTTGAATGTAAACATACCTTGTGGGTGATCTGGCCAAGCAAGATATTCTTCTTCTGTTTCTGTTGAGTCTTCTTGTCTTACTGTTCGCGTTCTAACTACAGGAATTTTTTTTGTTTCGTAACCTTTGTCACTCAAATGATCGTATATGGTTTCTTCCGAGTGAGGTGTGCCTACCATTAAAATTTGGTTTGATAGTTTTCCAAACTCTGCTACCCTTTCTCTTATTCTTTCTCGCTGACCTGCTGTGATAACGTTATCAGATGTTTCACAGTCATCTGCAATAATTGTGTGACTGTGCATACCTGTATATGACGCACCCAACGAACTTACAGTTACACTGGGGTTCAATTGCATTATAGGTCTGTCAACAGTGAAGTTTTCTGCTTTCCAAGAATACAAATCACTTTTCATATGCTGAAGCATCGGGTGTGATTCAATCATTGATCTAATGAATAATGAATTACGTAATGCAAGATTACGTTTTGCAGAAATTAGTAGACAGGTCCAGTTTGGATCTCGCAACAATCTCCAACAGATGTATGCACCCAATATGTAAGATTTGCCTGAATGCCTAAATGCTTGTAATATTCTACGTGGATGATTGTCAGTGTCCTCTAACCATTTACATATTTCTATGTGTAATGGTGGAGTGGTCTGCTGTGATACAATGTTCATTGTATCTAAAAAAACTGGAAAACTTAAATTTTTCATTCATTTGTTTTTTTAATTCTTTGTTCAGCCAGTGCTATTAGTTTTGCGGCACCTTCTTTTTCATCCACTGTGTTTGCACCACGTGGATGTATGTTACCACTAACACTTTGAGCAAGATACTTCAACATCATTAGTTTGTTACGTTTTGCATTGTCTAAAAACGTTGTTTGTTTGATGTAATCTTTTTCTCCTGAGTGTGGATATGGTTGATCAAAAAGTTGTTTTGCTTCTTCTAATTCTTTGTCCCAGTAATTGGTTGCAAAATCTTTTACTACCAATAACCATTGTTCTTCAACTCTATTTTTTGCCATTGGATTTTTCTTTCATATCTACCATTGTAACTGCTGGTGCACCATTGACTGATTCTTGTTCATTCTGTGCAATATACTGTATTAATCTGTTGTGCAATATTCCAATGTTTGCTAGTTCACCACCTCTGAATGCACCTCTTGTGGAAGCAACGTCTATTACTCCGCACATAGTTTTAAAATCATTGAGTGTGATTGTTATTTTTTCTGCTTGTTGTTTCATTTGTATTTTCCTTTTCTGTTCAATTTAATGGGTGTTATCTTTTTAGGACTCTGCAAGGAGATCTTAAAGGGGAGAATAACACCCAATATGTCAGTAGTGTCCCCCATGACGAGGAACTACGTGATATTTATATTGGTTCTACAAATAAATTATCTATTGCGGATTTTTTAGCAAATATCTTTATATCTACCATATTAATTTGATTTGCACTTGCGTCAAACTGCTTTGTGGGTAGGTAATTGAATAACCATTTTTCTACCCTATCAAGTGTAGCATTGAAACCTATTATCTGTGGTTTGCTAAACCAAGCACTTTTGTTGTTACCTCTCTGTGAATGGAATTGATTCTGTATTTGAGCCCACAAACACAAACAACTTGGAGGCCAATTGTATTTGTTTTGATATGTGTAGAAAAACTTTTTACCAATACATTTTTTTAGATAATTTTCCCATTTGATTGTTTTCACAAATTCTCCTGTTCGTTCCTGCAATGATCCTATGGTCCTAAACATATGCGATCCCATTTTGTTGTATTGTTCTTGCGACTGCACGTAGTATTCTGTGGATACTCCTGCTGTCCTTATGCTGTCATAGTAAAAATCTATCATGCCATTCCTAACTTTTTTTTCTGTTGTATCAATGTGCCTGCTTTGTATTGATCAGTTGCTTTTTGCAATATTTTTTTGTTGTTTTTCCAATGCTGTCTTTCTTCTTTGAGCCTTGCTTTTTCTTGTTCCATAATCCAATTACCCATTTGTTTTTGTCTCTCTTCTGGAGTTATATCTTGATTACTCATCTTTTAAATCTCCATCGTTTTCTTTGAGTTCTTTCAATAGTTTTTTTAATCTCTCCGCTCCTTGTTTCTGTCTCTCCGTGGGGGATAATTTTTGTCTTTCTTGTTCTCTGCTTCTTATCAGTTTCAAGATATCTTCTGCTCTTTTGGCTTCTTGTTTCTTTTCTATCCAAAGTTTGATATTGAATGCGTCTAGTAATTCTTTAAAAATGTTCATGGTTGCCTTTCTTTTCTATTCAGTTTAAGTTGTTGCACAAACGTACTTAAAAGTTAAAGGAGCCTTTACGAAATGTTTGTGCAACAAAAGTATTTATACAGAACCACTTTTTATGGGTATATTTCTGGTTCTTTATAAGTATCCTGTATAAGGTGTACAAACTAACAATTGAAAGGAACAAAAATGAACAGTAAAACACTTCATAACACATTAAAACAAACAAAAACGGTAGACCGTACAAACATTAATAACATATTAACTACTATTAACTACAATATTAATGATTGTGAAGCAATCAATAACGATTCGACTTCGTCTCCTTCTATTGACTTCGTCAAGAAAGAGGTGGTTAAGAATGATAACACCGCGGTTTTACCAATCAACTGGCAGTTCGTCAAATGCGAATTGTTTGATAATGGAACACCACTGAAATCCAAACACAAGGTTGCGGTAACTGTGTGCAGAAACGGCAGGCTAGAAAGATTCAAAGCATTGTGCAATTCACCATTTAGACACATCAAAAGAGGCCTAGATTCAGACACCTGGAGCCATAGTACCCATTTTGAAAATATACGCAAAATTTACGGTGATTTACGCGAACAAAGGGTATATCCTACCTTGAGTATCAATGCAAGTAAATGTTATATGCACGGTATAAAAAATGGTAAAGGAAAACACATGGTGGGGTTGAGTGTGATACTTGCACAAGACGTTGAAATTGGAAATTACAAATTGTTTTTATTCTATGACAAAGAAATATTTGCAATACAAATGTGCGGTAATGGCACAAAAAAACTTTCTGTATCACAACGTAGCAAGAACATTGTAGCAACTGGTATTATCAGACAAAGAAAATTAACGCAAAAGCAAGGTATTGATGCAACTGAAATACTTGGATGAAAAACATAAAAGAGCGAATACGGAACATGGGTGGAACTTTCAAAAGTAACCATTTAGATTTCCGACAGATTGAGACACCTGTTTTTACAATCAAGGATTGTCAAGGTAAAGGTAATCCAAATATGTGTGGTGCAGAAAAATATCATCAACGCAAATTGCATACGAACATTTGGAAAACTGTTTGTGTAAAATGTAAAAGGAAATGGACTGCTTGATCCAATTGGTTGTTGCTACACTATTCCTTGATTGTTATTATTCGTCGTGTATAAATTTCTTGCCTGAAAGATTTTCTACTTCTGCAATTAATTCTTCCATATTAACTCTGAACACTTTGCCTGTGTTTGTGTTTCTTGAGAAATACTCCCACTGACCTGCTTTGTTGTGTGGTGATATTTTGGTTTCGTTGCCTGCTTCATCTCTTACATACACTTCTGATGTTGAACCATCGTCTTTTGCGTATATGTGTGCTGAGTCTCCTACGTTGGTTGGATCACTTGTATTTTGTAATCTTATCGAACCTTGCACAGCCAAAGCCGCTATATTAGCCGACGGTGGAGTATGACATAATACGTTATCTTCAATTGTGAATTTTTCAGTTGCACCTGATGCCGCACCTTTGTTGATTGTTTTGATTCTGAATCCACCACCTCTGTTGGAAGCGTCATGAGCCTCTGATGCATATAATTCACAAAGAACATTTGCTGAATAATATCCTGTGCCGTCTGTGTCTCCATTCCATCCTGCTCCAAAGAAGTTAAAGATCACATCTTGATTACCAAGATAAGCATTTGAACCATGTGTGTTTGTTTTTGATCTTGTTGCCCAAATTGAACTGTATGCGTTTGTTGAAAAATTGTTCATTACCAACTGGCCGTAGTGATAACTTCCACTTGAGTCTATCTGTAGCCCCGTTGGATCTAACATACCAACTTTACCATCTGCAGATGTTTGGAAATCTCCGTCTGCTTGGTCTGTCAATACAATATTACCACCACCTGTGGCAGTTGTTGCTCCATCACCTATTCCAATGATTGGTGCATTTGAAATAATTTTTCCTGTGCCTGCTGTGTCTATGTGTAGATCTGCATTTGAAGACACTGTTGAAATATGGTTGTCTGTGATTGTTACACCGCTTGTAGTGATATCACCGTTCTGTAGTGTTACACCACCTATGCTGTTAATGTAAGAGTCATCATTTGTGTAGAATCCGTATTTGTTTGTGCCTGATAAATCATCAACAAAAACTCCGTATTCGTTTGTGATCGCACCACCACCTGATGAACCTTTGACTGCATAGTGATATGCATTTGTCATTGCAATGGTCTCTGATGTTCCTTCATTCAATGCTATGTCTGTAACAAAACCATAACCTGAAGTTATAGTCAATCCACCACCGCTGTCTGTGGCTGTGGTGTTGATAGATGAATAAACACCTGTAACGTTGTTCAACGTTGATGCTGTATCACCTGCTGTGTTTTTAACATTTGTTTCTACATAACGAGTGTTGACACCTTTGAAATAATTTGCTGATGAAGTTATTGAGTAACCAGCCATATCCATCAATGAGAATGTTCCTGATCTCCATCTTGCGTGTGAGTTTGAACTTGAACTTGCTAATTTTACTGATACGAAGTCACCGTTGGCATATCTTCTGTCTCCTGAATCAGAGAATATAGAACTTGCGTCTGCACTCTGATCAGAGTATATCCTGTTGGCTCCAAAGTCGTATCTTGTGTTGGAATCAAATACATCGTCAACAGTTGCACCGTTTGGTGTGAATTCAATTGTTCCTGTTCCGTTTGCTGTTAACTTCAATATGTCATTTGTTCTTATGGTAGTGATCTCGTTGTCGTCAATTTTTATGGCAGGTGTTGTAATAGAGCCACCAACTGATAAATTTGATCCGTCCCAAGTGAAATCTGAATCTCCATCTAATTGTGTTATCGTTGAACCAAAAAATGCGATCCTGTTGTCCGCGTTGTTGTTCAATGCTGTGACCACATTGGTGTTGATTTGGTTGTCAAGGTATGCCTTGATTGATTGTTGTGTTGCCAGTGCTGTTGCACTATTGGTTGCAAAATTGTCCTCGTCCAATATGGTTGTTACAGTTGCTCCTGTTCCGATTTTGAATGAATCATCCACATGGACTATACCTGATGAGTTTGCTGACAGTTTTAGGTCTGCGTTTGAGACAGAAGTTGTGATCTCGTTGTCCATCAATGTGATGGTATCGTCTATGATTAATTTTTGTGTTTTAACTGCACCTGTGCCATGTGGTGTTAAGAAGATGTCATCATTACTTCCATTTGTTTGTATTGTTATTGGATCTTCAGATTCAATTGTTGCTGTTACTGGATTGTCTCCACCTTGACCTGTTGGAACTCCTGGTAAGAACACTCTATTATGTAGATAAATTTTACCTGATCCATTTGCGTGTATATTGATGTCTTCGTTACTTCTTTCAGTTGTAATTTCTCCGTTACCAATCTGTATGTCCCCAATCAATGCCAATGGATGAACTTCAAATCTAACACTATCTGTGCCTGGTGCACTTGGTTGTGTGATTACTACTTTTTGTTCATCAAACTTGATTACACCAGTTCCATTGGTACTGATAAACAAATCTTCATTTGACCTTGTGCCTTTGATATGGTTGTCATCTATCGTTACAGCATCATTACCTATTGTTGTGCCTGCTGTGATGCTTGTGCCTGCTGATATAGTTGTGCCTGCTGTTATACCTTGTGTTGCACCAACTGATGTTGTTGCTGTAATGTTGCCTGTTATTGCAAGTGTAGAACCATTAAATGTTGCGTTTGCCTCACCATCTAGTTCTGTTGTTGTAGATCCTATTGTAGTAAGTCTGTTTGCTGTTGCATTGTTCAATGCCGTTACAGCACCTGAATCGTTTGTAAAACTTAAATTACCTGAACCATCTGTTTTTAATATTTGATTTGCTGAACCATCTGATGATGGATATTTGATTCCGCTGATTGAAACTTTACCTGAACCGTTTGCTGATATCTCTAGATCTGCATTTGAGGCATTTGTTGAAATAGTATTGTCTGTGATTGTAACACCGTCCAATGCTGAAGCACCTGTTACGGTTGTGTTTGCATTCAAGACTATGCTTCCTGTGCCTGATGGATCTAAAGTTAAATCCGCATTTGATGGTGATATTAGTGTTGACCCCGTTGCAGTTAAATCACCTATTCCCGTCGCGGCATCCTGTGCATCCACATATGCTTTGATTGATTGTTGTGTTGCAAGATGTGTTGCAGAATTTGATGAAAAATTATCTTCGTCTTTAATTGCTGTTCCTGATACACCTGTGTTTAACACTCCTGATGTTATTGTTTTATTTGTAAGTTCTTGTGATCCAGCCAATGTTGCCACCGTAGAATCAATTGCTACTGTTAATGTATTACCTGATCCAGCAGTATCAATACCTGTTCCACCAGCAATATCTAAAGTTTCACTATCTAAATCAATGTTTAATGCTCCACCTGAATCACCTTGGAAGTCTAGATCCTGTGCTGTAACTGTTGCATCAACGTATGCTTTGATTGATTGTTGTGTTGCAAGGTGTGTTGCACTATCTGAAGACATGGTGTCCTCATCTTTGATTGCTGTTCCTGATACACCTGTGTTTAGAACGGGTGATGTTAAAGTTTTGTTTGTTAATGATTGCGATCCTGTCAGTGTTGCCACTGTTGAATCAATTGCAAGTGTAACTGTGTTTGATGATGCACTTGATGATAAACCTGTGCCACCAGCAACTGTCAATGTTTCACTGTCCAAGTCAATAGCGATCGTGCCACTGTCTGAAGTGATGTCTAAATCTTCTGCTGTAACCTTTGTGTCTACGTAATCTTTTACTGCGGCTGATGTTGGTAGAGTTGTGTCATTGTCATTTGAACCAATGCCTTCTGACTCTGTGACTAGTGTTGCCGCTTTGATGTTGTCTACTTCTAAATTTGTTATTGTGTTGTTGTCTGCGTCAATGGCTTTGTTTGTGAGTGTTTGTGAATCTGTTAATGTTACGTTTCCAGTACCACCTGTTGTTACTGTTGCCGCACCACTTGAATCAAAACTTAATACTTTGTTTGCTCTAACACCTTCAGCAGGTATAGTCAGTGTCTGTGAATCCGTGTTTGGTTCACTAACTGCTATTGCTCTGTTTTCAATTTTGTCTGTTGCGTCGATCACTGCCTGTGATAAACGATCAAATTCTGCGTTGACTGTGTCTGCCAAGAATGCACCTGACTGTGTGAAGTCTGTTGCTCTTGCTAGATTAGTATCTCTAACAAGTGTTATTACTGTGCTGTCGCTGGGTGCTGATCCAAATACAACTGATCCTGTACCTGAAGTACCTGAATCAAATGTAATCGTATAGTGCGTAGTTAATGTTTTTTTCGTAGAGCCTTCATATACTGCAATAGATGAACTGTCCGCTATCTCAAAATTGAAAGTGAACGAAACAGTACTTCCGTCTGCTGTGTAGGCTATTCTTGGTGTTGTTGTCGATGTTGTCATTATAATTTAAACTCCTTGTTATTTATTGGATTTACTGGAATCCACCTTTCCAAAAATCCATTAAAGCACCGTCTGGTGTTCTAGTTGGTTTGCCAAAATATAATCCGTCTGATCTAGATTTCCTCATACGTTTTTTTAAGTTTCTTTGTCCTTTATGATAACCACGTGGATTAATCATTTCTGATAAAAATTCAGTCACATACTTTCTCCATAACATTCTTGTATACCATATGCTCTTAAATGGTATTTGGTTGCTGGCCAAAATTGCTAAATCTTCGTATTCTCTTTGTCTTCTTTTTTCGTCTTTGGTTGCCGCACCTATTCCAATGTTTATTGTGCTGGTCATTAGTTCAATTGTGTCTGCACCCAACGGTCCAATTATGTTGTTGAACATATCCATTGAAGTAACTCCCCTTACATCTGGTTTACCCATCATACCAGCCACTAATTTGTCTCCACCCGCAAATGAAAAGACCATATCAGAAACTATACCTAAAACTCCTGCCTCTTGTACCACCCTTGTCCAAAAATCAGGTTTACTTGCATCAAACGTTGGATTGCCTTTTAAAAATTCTTTCAACTGTACTGTCACTGCAGATGTAACCATTAAACTTGCGGCTATGGCCGAAATTGTTTGTACTGTGTCCTTGGTATTGTTGTGTTTCCAAGTACGCATAGTAGTTTTTCTAAAAAATGAAATAGGATGTGCTTTGAACTGTGTCATTGATCTTACAATTTGTGCCCCCATTCCATGATATTCTTTGCTGAAGAATGCACCTGCCATTTTGTCAAACTGTGATGGTTTCATGACCATGGTATCTACTGCATCTGCAACCGCGGCTACAAATTTACTTCGAGTGTTGGTTTGGAAACTGCCATCAAGCATTTGTGCTTTGCCTTTTGGATTGATTACAATGTTTCCTGATCCTAATTTGTACATATCCAATCTACCGTTAGCATCTAATATGCCATTTGGAAATATTGTAGTGTCATTTTGGAATTTGATTAAATTGTTCCATTCGCTTTGAGTAATTCCGTATTTGCCAAGATTGCTTTGGAATGGTTTTCCTAGGTCTTCCCATTTCCTACCGGTTTGAATAAGTTCTCCAAGATGTCTACCATATACACCAGCGGCACTAGATTGTAAACTTTTTGTCCACCAGTTTAGTCCTGATCCTCTAAACACATAATGAGCGAATGCGGCCGAACCTCTAGTAAATCCTTTTTGATTGTTCAGACCATCATTTAAAATAAATCTTGCTCCTGCGGCATTCTGCCAACTTTCTGTCATTTCAATAAAATATTTTGCATATCTTATTCTATCTGCTTTGCTACCTGATATCATTCCTGATCCTGGAAACACAGTGGCCAACAAACCATCTCTGCCAAAAATTGGTAAATTAAAAATTCGAGAACCTGTTGTTATAAAAACTGGTATGTCTAAAATTGCTGTTATCACTGCTGATCCAAGTTTTGCCGCGGCTTGTATATTTCTTAATGTGTTGAATGCCACGTTGCCGGACATTTGTTCAATGATTTCTGGTCTTACCAAAGTTTCTAGATAATTCATAGATGCATCAAATTGCATTTTTTGGATACTACCAACGTCGTTTGTTATATTGTTTGCGTCTATAATATCTTTGAATCTAGCCATACCTTGATCATGACTTTTACTGCCTAAAAATTTAGTTACACTTATATCTCTTGATAGATCAGTGATGTGCGAAATGATCTGTTGGTGTAGCGTGGCATCGTCTGCAAATTCTGAAGTAACTTTTGAAAATGCTTCACCGTCTTTGAATCTTAAAAATTTTCCCGGAACTCCATGCACTTCTCCTTCAGAGGTTATATGACCTTCTTCTCTTGCAATTTTTGTCGACACGTCTGCATCTGGATCTCCGATGTTTCTCCAATTGGCCTTGTCACTGTTTGTTGATGTTATAGCATCATATATGTCTGCCGCTAAATTATTTCTTCTTAATTCATCACCGTGTATAGGGTCAAAAGATTGACCGACTTTTTTAATAAATTCATCCTTGCTCATTTTTTTTACAAGGTTTCTGTTCCATTTGACACGCATACCCAATTGATTGTAAGGCATCCATCTACCCACTTGATTGTATCTACTTTTTGCTTTCATTGTTACTTCTTCCCACAATGCTTTTGCAACTAGATATGCTCCTTTATTATTTGTAGTGGGTGATTCATGAGCACCTTTTTTTCTTAAAAAATTATTGTATTCATCCATGAACGCTGGAAGATTTTTTCTATCTGCAATAAATGTTTCGTGTGAGATGCCTATGTTTTCATTTTTAAACAATGTGTCTAGTCTACCATGGAAATCTCCAAAAAATTCTGTACCAGTCACTCTCATAAGTTTATCCATTGGTATAGTGCCCCAAGTGTCATTGTTATCTACAATATTGGCCATCACTGCTTTTGCCTGCATTTGTCTTTTCTTTTTTGCAGGATCTCTGTTAAAAAGGAAATTTTTCTTTTCATATCTTTCGTTTGTCATGATACTATTTTTTGTGTTTTCAATTCTAGTTTCTAGGTCCATCAATGCTCTACCATTGGTTGCCGCTTCGGCCATTTCTGCTATTGCTTGTTTACGTGCTGATACTGTGTCGTACGTGTATGTGCCTAATTTATATTCTAGGTATGTTACTGTTCTTCCGTCATCTAATTTTACAGGTGCATTCAAAGACTTACCTTCTTTGACTGCTAATTGTCTGATTTCATTAAATTGTTGTTGGAAAAAATCTTGTTCTGATCGTGATAACGGTCTTCCTTGTACACTCTCAA